ATGATTGTTGATGGTGGAGATGGAACTTTAACTCCAACTACTTTTGCAAACGGAACTACAATTACTTTCGATGCAGTGGCTGAATCAGCTACTTTAGTTTGGAACAGCACTATTGGTTGGGTTGCAACTTCAGTGCAAGGTGCAACAATAGCGTAATAAATAATTAGTGGCTCCTTCGGGAGCCACGAACTAGGAGATTTATGTTTAAAGGCGATATACAAGCTACAAGATCAACTGCAGGAAATACAGGAACTGCAGTAATTGCACAACCAATTAGATTGAAAGGGATTATTGTTTCAAGTGATGGTGGTGGAGCAGGAGTATTAGAATTAACAACAACTTCAAATTCAGGTGATACTTTGTTTATAGCAGATGTACCTACTGGAGACTTAGTAAATTTTGCTTTTCCAGATGATGGAATTTTATTTCCAAAAGGTATATTTTGTAAAACAAAAACAAATGTTGCAGCTTATACTTTGCTAACAGATAAATATTCTGGTCCTAATTTAACAGGGAGTAATGGATAATGGGTGGTTCAAGTTTTTCATCAGATCAGTCGGTCGCACACGCAACTGCTACAGCTCAAATGGTTGCAACAAATAAAAGAGCAAGATTAACTTCTATTCAAGGTAAGGGTAATAGTGCAAGTGGTTCAATCATATTTAGAAGTGGTGGAGCTACTGGAGACGTTATTGCAACTTATTTATTTGGAGAAGAAGGTTTAGATATGTATTTACCAGGAAATGGAATTTTGTTTGAAGACGGAATTCATGCAACTATTTCAGGAACTGGCGGAGTAACAATTACATTTACTTAAAATGGATTTAGAATATTACGCAGATATCATTGAATTAAAAAAAGGTGGTATGCCACCTAGAAATAAAAAAAATTATAGACCTACCGAAAAAGGTGCGGGTATGACAAAAGCTGGAGTAGCTGCCTATAGAAGAGCAAACCCAGGTTCAAAATTACAAACTGCAGTAACCGGTAAAGTAAAAAAAGGTTCAAAGGCTGCTAATCGTAGAAAATCATATTGTGCAAGATCGTTAGGTCAATTAAAAAGATCTTCTGCAAAAACAAGAAATGATCCAAATTCAAGAATAAGACAAGCGAGACGAAGATGGAAATGTTAATATGAGATTTTTACCAGAAGGAACTAGACCTTTACAATTAAAACCTGCAGGGCCAAGAACAGATGAATCTGGAAATCCATTGAGCCAAGAGGCTTATGGAGCTAATATGTTTTTTAAGAGCCAAGAAGATTTTGATGCAGGTTATCAAAATTATTTATCACAATTTAATAATCAACCACAAAATTTAGGAAGACCTTTAGGTGGTGGAATAACACAAATTGATCCTAGAGGTCCAAGACCAATACCAATGGGACCAAACACAGGTGTTGGACCAAAAATTCCAGCTACTCCTCCTCCTTTACAAGGTGGAAATCCTATATTACAAATTATGCAAACTGGTTCACCAACACCTAAACCAGCACAACCAGCTACTCAACCTGGAGTCTTATCTGGAGGTTTTGCTTCTCCTGCCCCTTCATTAACTTTAGCTGGCACAGCACAAGAGAGTGCATCATCAAATACTATTATGCCAACAGTTGAGCCTATTATTGAAAATACAGCATCCGTAGAGCCAATAAGCTCAACAAATGAAGCTATTTCTAATCCTACTGAAACAAATAATGTAGGAAGCACTGGTATTAAGGGGATTGTAGATAATTATATTAAAAATTACATTGATAATTATTTCAAAAATAACTTTAAATAATTTTTATGAACTATTTAAATACTTTCAATTCACATATATAATATCTAAATAAAAATGTTTGTTAAATTTTTTAGAAAATTGTTTGGATACGAAAAACTTGAAAAAAGAATTAGAATGTTAGAGAGAAAAAATTATTGGAGAGAAAAATATAAACATGGCTTATCTCAATTCAAACATACCTCCAATATACTGTAAAATAAGAAAGGAGTATCTATATGATCTTAAAGAACATATGGGAGAAAGTGAAGATTGCGTTATCTTTGGTCTTACATCGATTTCAGGGCGTGCACTCTTATTTAACATCATGTTACCAAATGGTGCGTGCTACTGGCGTTTGCCTATCTCAGCGTTTTTCCAAAAATGTTATGATAGAACCTCTGTGCCGGATATGCAGACGCACGAGCTGGAACTGTGGAACAGTTTTAGTTATTGGCCTAGTGTTACTTGCTTTGATTGGTTGGATGGAATAAACGGTAAATATTTAGGTTTAGATAAAAAATTTTATCATGGAAAATATTTATTTACAATTGATTGGGCTCATCCAGATGTTAACATCTTGGATACAGAGCATTCTGAAATTCCTCAAGAACATAAGTGCGCACATATATTGGAGCTTGCTAACGGTAATTATGCAGCTCAGCCTAATAATCGTATTTTGTGGCACATTAATAGTTATACTACTGATAACAGTTGGCCAGACTATAAAGTACAAACTACTTACTGGGATGCAGAAGATAATAACATGGTTACTGAAGATACAGATAAAATGTTTTACGAAATGAAAGAAATAAAAAACAGTAAACGAACTTATAAAAAATATAAAGAATATGCTGATGATATGTCTTTCGAAAACGAAGGTAAAAATTAATGGAGTATTGTAGGATGAATTATTATTTTACAGGTTTATTAATAGTGATGTTAGTTACTTTGGCTTTCTGTGGAGGTCCGAATGTCCAATAAACCATTAGATATCGGAGAAGAGGCTAGAGTACAGATGCCGATGAAAACGGTAGCTAGTCTAATCGTGCTCGTTGCAATGGGCGTCTTCGCATATACGGAGCTAACTGCGAGGTTAGTATCGTTAGAGACATCACGTGAATTGTTTGAAAATGATTTATTAAA